CGTTTCTTGTGAAGAAAGGAATTTTATTGTCAGCTCTGCTTGTCTGTCTTCCGTCTGTTCTAAATATTCCCCAAAAACCAAAACCATAGGCTTGTCTCAGCCAATTGATAGTCCCATATTTTGCTGAGGACATCTGAAAGTCCGAATCCATCAGCCTTCTATGTTGAAAGGGTAGATCAAAACTTTGGGTGACGGTAATTTCCCAAGCATTTTGTTGGGTAAAGACAATAAGACGGTCGCCCATCAAAGTAGCACCGGTAATGGGTGTTTCATCGGGAATGATCTGAAGACCGGCCCCTGGGGAGTTAAATTTATCACCATTGCCGGCAGCGTCCCTGATTGCGCTATAGAGATAACCTGTCGGATAGACAGTAGAACCTAAAGTAGGCTGCAAAAGGACAAGTCTTTCTCCGAAATAAAAGATATGAAGAGCTTTGTTTAGGTTGCCCCCTAAGCTTGCTGAAGGTTGTTCAAAATCAGGATTGTCTGTTGTATCTGTATAATTTAAGACCGCTAAAGGCCTATTTAAGAGGTCGACAAAAGCGATAGCATCAATATTGTTGGTAAAGACAAGCCTTGGTGTCTCATCGCCAAAAGGGTAGTTAATCGAGCTGAAAAAGTTGGTTTCATTACCTGTAAATGTCGTTGTTGGGTAATTTCCCGAAAAAACCAAGGGAATGAAAGTTCTTGTCGCGCTATTGTATTTATTGACATAGTCGGTATTTATGCCGATTAACTGCCTGACCCCATCAGGTTCTATAAAATTTGCAAGGCTCATCACGGGATCTTCACAAGATTCAGGTATCCTAAGTGTCGGTTGATTTGTCGCTGACCCTGATGACCAGTCAAAAGTGATGGTACCTAATCCTCTGTCTATGGTGGGAGTGATAGCAACGTCAAAATCACCGTAAAAGTTATCGGCGTTATCAATCTCTACTGTAAACCCTCCCGTACCATCCGTTATATATATAGGGCCTGTTGCGGGAAGAGATGTAGAAATGCTGACTTTTGGAAGGATTTCTAAATTTGTGAGTCCTTCCGCATCTCCTACGCATTTTAACTTAGCGAACTGTTCGACCCCCTTTCTAGGTTCAAGCACCCCTTTAAATATTCTTCCATTTGTCAAGAGAGTAAAAGCATCCCTTGGAATCAGCCACGGCTGCCGATTTTCATCAAGCCCTGTTTGAAAGTCGGAAATAAGAAAGATATCCGGCTGCAATTTACCCTCCAACTATTTGGATCATGCCTCTAACAGGATCTGTTGCAATATTGTTATTTGTCGATTTGTAAAACAGAACTTGGCACTGGGTGGTTGTAACAGCAACCGCATACGAGACATTAGGGTTTATTTGAGTAAGGATGAAGTTTCCAGGTATATACCCTATAGCAGTGACAACATAATTTGCTGTCGGCAGCGGGGTTGCAAAAGTGATTGAGTATATTCCTGCTGACACTCTGCCAATAGTGGAAACATTATGAGCATATTCAATAGACGGAGTGATAGTTCCAGCGACATTAGCTACAGAAAAATTAATACAGGCTCTTGTTCCAAGTAATGCCTTATGTCCATCCGAATTAACAAAGAAAGGAAGATTTTCAGGAGTCGTGTCTTGTTTTGTGATTTCTTCGGTAAAATAGCCGCCGTCCATTCCATCGCCTGTTGCCAAAACAAAAGGAGTTGCCGCTATTTTTGGCATCTGTACCCATTGATGATGGCCATCATGATCGCTTGTGACACCATCCGGATCACCAGCCCAATAATGATCGACTTGCATAATAGATTCGATATAACTGTTGTTTTGATTTAATGGCGTTTTGTTCTGTGCTACTGACCTTGTTCCGATAATTAAAGGATTGTTCCACGTCATAAAAATCTCCTAAAGACTAGGTAGTGCTCTCGTATTGATTAATTGCTGAGCTGTTCTTGATAGAACAAGCTCTCTATATCGTTCAAATATAGGCATATAAAGATTAACTTGGTCGACTTGTCCATGATCCGCAAACCAGTCAAGGGCTGCGCCATAAGCGATATACCGCCAGAAATAATCTTTAAAAAGCTCATCAGTTATGCTGTCAACAGTTCCATTGGTTTTATACCCGATTAAAGTGATGTCGTAAGCTTTGTTCGGAACTGTGCGCAAGAAAAGCTTGTCATCGAAATAAAGAATAGCCGTTGGTTTACCGGCAGTTAAAGCGGCAGAAGGAAGCGGCCATCTATCAAAAAAGAGTTCAGGATCTTGAAAAAAACACATTCTTTGAGACGAATTAACAGAGGTGTCAACAATCCAAACAGGCTCTCCTATATTAACAAACTCGTTGATAGGAAGGGGAGCCACATTTATCGGATACTCATCTTGATCGGCAACCGTCGTAAATGTAAAGAAATCGAAATTTTCTTTTAGTTTGACATCTTGCGGCATTATCAGATCGATAAAATCAGAGATATACCCAATTAAAACAAATGCTGTTGCTTGAGGGTCTTCACCATCTGATTGCCCAATGACATTCTGAAAAATAGTCAGGCAGTCTCCAACATCTTTGGCCATTACATAACCATTTGGCAGGAAAACCTAGGTTCATTATGCGAGAAAATAGTCTCCGATGAACCGTCAGGGTATTTAACCTGTTTATACCTTTTCTTTGCCCTATTGTTAAGCCAATTCACCACAACATAAGGGATCTCTATCTCTTTATGGATAGGCAGTTCTTCATCATAATCCAGAAGCATTTCAGCATCTCTTATGCGGACATGAAGAGGGTTATTTTTTTGCCCGTCGTTCCTTATAATTTTTGTCTTAACCAATGGAAACATGGAAAGCGGCATAAATTTCACCGGCTTTTTCTGCTTTCTGGCTTCTATGTTATAGTTTTTGTAATCTTCAAAATTCTCTAATTTGAGCTTACTAAGATCAATATCTTGAGAGGCTTGCAAAAGCTCATCGACAACCTTCTTAGCTGTTTCAGGCTGCCTGTCAATAACGGGGCTTTCTCTTTCTATTTCCTGAACGGCTTCCACCTTTTTTCTTGCGGGCCGTCCTCGTTTTTTTTTACCTGTCATCTTATAATCCTTTAAGTTGAATTAGGGGGTTATAAACCCCCCATTTTTTTCTATCCGCTATAGTTAAAAGTCGTCTGCATCACCAAGATCGTCAAAGACGTTATATTTGAAGGCCTCGATATAAAGAACATCACTATTAGCACCTACAATCGCGGTTCCGAGAGTAAGATTCCAAGTAGGAGGGGCAAAAGAAAATGGCCCGCCTGTTTTGGTCACTTGACCCCCAGAGGTGTAAGCAGTGAAACCTGATGTGTCAATATCGTTTCCTTTAATGTCTTGCAGCTCAAAAGTTGTAGAAGTTAAGACATTTACCATATAGGGATTGCGAGAAGGCGCATTGACCTCCACCATGCCTAAAACTTTTGTTATAACAACTCTTGCTCCCGTTAACAAACCGTGGGCGACACTTGTCGTGACAACACCAGGGTTGGCTGCGGAAATTGTTGAAATAGCCACATGGGAATCCGCTTGACCTCCGACAGAATCAGCTTCTGTAACTCCATTGGTTGTCTCTAAGACAGAAGTCAGTGTTGTTGTTCCACGTTGAACAATAAGAGCGTCGCCGGCAGGAAATCCTTTGAACCAAAATGCCACTAGGTCATTAGAATTGGTTCCGAATTTCGTGTAGTTGAACACTTTAATGGAGTCAGGATCAAAAGGAAGCGGCAAAGTAATCGCGCTGCCTGTTGAAATAAAGGTGGCTCCATATCCGTTGAATTTATTAAAATCTTGAACAGCCATTTAAAAACCTCCTTTAAGCTGACTTAGTAGCACGTAGGTTACCCATCCAGTCATCGACAACGATTCCTGCGCCGAACATAGCCTTCCACGCCATAGTCTGCCGTTGGTTGGCATAGTCCTCGCCCCATCCGATAGGTTTGATAATCATTTCAGTCGCAACTTCGTCAATGCTCACTTCCGCATAAGCATTTTGTGCAAAGAAAAAGTTGTTGAATATATCAGGAGAACCGGAAGTAATACTTCCCGCGGAAGTTCTCACCCATCTGATTTCATCTGTAGAACCGAGCTCTGCCTGCAAAGAATCTCTTTGCGGATAGGCAGCGGTTGGTAAGAAACTGGCAAGAGCTCTGATATCTTTTCTTAAATCAGTATGGCAAATTGCCCAGTAAGCCTCTTCCACGGGGTTCGACCCAAACGCCAAAGTACCATAGATATTAGGGGTAAAACGCTTTCCGTCATTGCCTTCCATATAATCAACAGCAACATCCAAATCTACCTGTGTAATTTCTGTAACGGCGTTTCCATTAACCCCGTTAACACAATCAATTTGAACTGCTGTGGCAAGTAAAGTGTCGCGTGTTACCTTATCAAGCATTTCGAACATGTTTTGAGAGAGCATGTCCGCTACTTCATTGGCATCTTCAGACTGATCTTCGACTATTACCCTGTCGGATAAAGCCACTACTTTAATAAACTGCTCAACAGTAATGTCGACATCAGCTTTTGTAATTGTCTCAAGTGCCGGTGTTACCCCTTCAGTTGCTGCTACCGGAGTATCATCCAGTGCATCAAATCTACGTACTGTCAACGTATCTGAATTTTTCGCAGGCAAACGACGGGCATTACCAAAAAGGTTATGCACATCGAAACGTTTCTGCCTGTCCCACAAAACCCTATCCATATAATTTGATGGATTAGGATTAAGATCCGCTGTGGTTGTTACATTCATGACGAACCCTCCTTAAGAGTTACCTTTGCCCCATGACTTCTTTGCGATACTGATGAAACTCTTCTGAAGACATCTTGGCAATCATATCGCCTTTAGACAGCTTCGCAGATTTACCTGAACCATGAGGGCTTTTGGGTTTCATCTGATTTTGTTCTATTTTTTTTCTTGTCATACTCGTATCACTTTTTATCGGGGCATAGTCATCCAAAAATTGAACCGCGGCCAAAACTCTGTTGGGCGATGCCATAACAGCAGCTTTAAGCTCAGGTCTTTTTCGATAAAGTTCAGGGAGGTCGTTTTGCAGCCTTTCAAGTATGCCTGGATTCGAGTGGACAAAGTTTTCCTCAAGCAATTTTTGCGACTGCTCTTTAATTTGAGACTGAGTCCAATTTTTGATTGATTTAGTATAATCATCCTCATCATCCTGCTTATTTGAAGACGCGCTTTGCTGCATAGCCATTTGTTGTTGATACAGATAGCTTTGCTTCTCGGCCTCCTGCCGCCTTTTTCTCTCTGCTTCAAGGGCTGAAAGAGGGACTCTCTTTTCAACCTCTTGTTGTTCCTCAATTTCTTGAGAGCCGTTATCCTCATCATTTGATAAGACACTCACGGCTTCTTCTACATCATCGGCGACTGATGTTTCTTCTTCTGTCATTGACAGCTCCTTATTTTAACGCCCTTATTCACACACCCTTAAAGTAGGCACCACTTTGAAGCAATTTTGTTTTACTCGCATCTCAGTTGGAGACACTGGATCTGAGGATGCCTTTCAGCTTCATGGCAGCCGCAATATTAAAATGTATCTTTTTGTCCCTATCGACTTCCCATATACGGAGTACAAGACCCCTTGTATTGTCGACCCAAAAAACCAAAGACCGCACAATATATGGGGGTCTATCCTCATATACCGTGAAAACCTGTCGGCAAACGTTCGGATTAAAATCGTCAAACTTAGCCTTGAAAAGGATGAAATAAGGCTCTCTTCTATGAGAATTTTCATTCAAAATAGAATCGAAATTTGATTTAAAATCCTTCATCAAAGCCGATTTATCATCGCGGCTTTTATCAATTATCCCTTGCGGGACAAAGATATTGCCTTTAGCTTGCCATCCCTCTAAGGTTTTCATTCGCTGCTTGCTCTCGTCCCATTTTTTGTACTTTCATCGCGTCTTTGTTTTGGAGTGGCGACGACATCACATCCATTGAAGCTTTCTTAGGAACAGGGAGTGGTGATTTCGTCTGTTTGAGTGAAAAAACCCCTCTCATATTTCCGCCTCTAGGCTCGCCGGCTCCTTTTCCTGCTTGGCGCATCACGCTTTCTTTTGCTTTAGTCATTTCAACCTCCTAGGTTATTAGACATATCTAATTGCTTAATCTGATTGACCTGCGCAATCGTTTCCTGAATCTCAACATTGCGGGCATCTTTTTGCTCTTTTTCCATTTCTCTTAAGAAAATAATGAGGCTCATCAGTCTGTCATCAGAGATTTTTTGTATTTCTTGTATCGCTTTCGCCCTATCCAATGTCGCGCTGGCCATGTTTTCTTCAACCTCGGATATTTTAACCCTTGTCAGAGCCGCTTCTTTTACCTCTCTCATCCTTCTTAGATCATTGAGAAGGTTTTCCCCTTCCAGTTTGGCCACCTGCAATGCTTTTATGAGCTGTTCTATTTCCGCTTGTTTTTTCGCCGCCTCTTGCGCTGCTTGCTGCTGTACTTCAACATCTTTTAAAAGCTGAGATTTGCCCACCATAGGCAGATTTTCAATAATCATGGAGTTTGTAATGGCTTCCGGCCCTAAGAGCTCCCTGAGCTTCAGAAGCTCGAAATAATAAGAGTCCCGCTGAGTTTGACTTAAAACATTCTGTTTGATGACGGTATCGAATTTTTCAAAGCTTCTCATTTTAAATTTGTCAGTCGGCTCTTTTCCTAAAATACGTGTGATCTTTTCTATGGAATAGTTGTTTTGAAAAGAGTGAGTGACAATAGACCCCAAAAGCTTTTGGCATTTCTCAAAGTTGTCAAAAATAGCTCTGTTCGCCCTTAACCCTGCTGCTATCCTGACTTGCGCCAAGTGTCCTGAAACTTGTGTGTTGCCCCCCTCGTCCTGTCCAAAGACAGAATCGTTAACCCCAGGAATTTCGTTGAAAAGAGGCTGCAAGGTTTGCAGAAACTGAAAAGCTTCATTCGGCATAGTGCCTTGTTGAATGGGCCAAAAGTCATTGGGGGTGGCCGCGTCTTTTACAGGTATATTTTTGTAGTTGCCCGATTGGTAGACTGCTTTTGTATCGACAAGTTTTGTCGGCTTATAGAAAATACCGCCGTCTATTTTTGACGATAGCCAGTCATCAATACGCATATTCCTTTTATTGAACGTCCTTTGAAGGTCGTACATATTGTGAGCGATACCCTGAAATCTTAAAGAAAAGTCACTGATCTCTCGGTGGAAATAGCAAACGACGGGAACAAAAGGGTATGAATCAACATTGACGGGATCTCTTCCTGTGAAAACAGGCTCGCCCGATAAGATGATATTGTATTCAATAGAAGGCTTTTCCCTGTCTATGATATCTAAGTTAGAGCCTCTTTGGTTTTCAAACTCTAAGACACTCTGCATCTGTTCTTTAGATATCTCTTTATCAGTGATTTCCCTCTCTTCCCCTGAATCCAGATCAATCAGCACTTTTACTTTTCTTGTTGACTGACGGTAAAAACTATCAAAAGAAATCAAATTTCTTTTTGTAAATTTCAAATTCTCTCTTGGCCTGAGCAGATTGAATTTATTGTCCGAGAAAAATGAAGGAACCTCGTCGATAATTTTAGGATCGATTTCAGGAAGCATGAGTTTGGCCTCATCGCGAGTGACAAACTCCCTTAAAATGACATATCCCGCATCTTTTAAATCCAGCCTCGACCAATTGGGGTCAATCACAAAAGAGTTATAATATTTCATGAAGAAGCGGATATCGCCATTGACTATATCGCTTGTGTAATCCTGATAGATTCCCATCAAGCTTAAGCCTGAATACAAGGAATGGTCAAAAGCATCAAGCTCGGTATAAAGGCCATCGCCCTTATCCCATACATACTTCAAAACAGTCGATAGTTCATCCGCTGTCTCTTGATCCTGCTCTTCTTGTGCTCCCGCGACAACCGATTTAATGTTGTCCCGCATGTAGCCGGAGAAAAAG